AAATATAAGGTGTATTAGTCCCATCAAAAATAATTTCCCAACCAAAATCTTCTGCGTGCATCAGCAAACCTTGGCTTATAACCTTACACATACGAAGCGTTTTTACCTTATAGTTCCGCTTCGCAAGAAACGCAAAACATTCCTTATCATACGGAACCTGGGAGTCAATCTCAAAATAAATCGCGGGATCACCAACGTTAAACTGGCCTTTCTGAACAATCACCCACCAACCACCAACACGAGCATGCTCAACTCGATCATAATTAGGGATAGGACGAATTTCATCAATGGTCACTACATAACAGAGTTCCCTCTGATTATCTTTATTAAGCATATCGTTCTCCTTTCTTATTTTCTATATCTATTATACTATAAAATTCTTAATTTTTCAACTTTTTCTTCTTTCTTTCGGTTGCTTTGTCAATCGTAAAACGATGCAATGGTGTGGCTTCTTTAAGTAACCCGCTTTTCATAAATTCATTAAAATTAATGGGAGCATAACCAGTTACATCTGCACAAACGCATAAATGATTAGGGCGGCGGGCGCATAAATTATGCGTATGCCCGTGCAAACAAAAAGCCCAATCAATATCAACCGGCTCATGAGAAAGTAAAAGTCGTTCTCCTACCATGACCGGCCCTTGATAGATTTCATCAAAGATGCCTTCAAATTTGGTAGCAGACTGATCATGATTCCCCATAATAAGAATCTTGTATCCTTTAAGACGCCGCGCGTAATCTAAATCTCCTACATCACCAAGATGAATAAGAACTCCAGCTTTTCCTACTTTGGAGTTGATATTTTTTAAAAGAGTTTCATCGTCTGGCCGCATACTAAATGCAACTTTAAGATCATCTTCACCAAAATGTGTATCTGAAATTACCCATACTCCACCGCGTTGGCCCCAATGTTCAAAACATTTATAAAGCCCTTCAATCATTTACTTTCTCCTATAACATTTCGCCCAATAATTTAAAAACTGTTTTTTATCATACTCTAGCCATCTACTCCACCATTCACCAGTTCCGTCTTTATATTGTATCCAGAACATACGAGGATGTTCATAATCATGAAGTGCTTCAGCTTTACTCCAACGAGTTACATAATCATGAATATCATAAGAACAAAAAAATTTCTTGTATGACATACCATCAAGAGTGAGTTCATCTCTATATTTTCTATCGCGTGTTAAATATCCAAGAGTTATCTGTTTATTGCGCCGCCGCACACAACGATTAGCAATCTGCTTTGTCTCTTTTGTAGTGCGACGATGGCCATCAGTACAATACGGATTCTTTTTATAACTCCTGGACATTTAACTCACCCTTTCATTTAGTCAATTACACTCTCACAAACTGGACAATAAAATGTACCATAATACGGATGTCCCATAAAATAGTCTTCTTCTTGCCAATCACATTTATAGATCGGCTCACCGCATTCGGGACACTCAAAAAACTCTTCATCCCAATCAACATGACCACCATAATTTACTTCAATCAGATGCGCCATTTTCTCCCAAGCCATTTTATTGTCCCCTTTCTTATTTTCTATATATATTATACCAAAAAATTTTTAAAAAGTCAAATATAAAATAAAAAAGAGAACGCTTAAGCGTTCTCTCTATTGCGTTCTCTCTGAAGTCGTGTCCAACGAATAACACCAACAATTGCCATAATCAGATAAATACTCTTCTTCGTTAGATATACTGCATCAAAGTGCATAATATACATAGCAACAGCAATTACATCTTGTACAATCCACAGCCAGTACTGCTCTCTATATCTTAACATCTCAAGACCAGTTGCAATAATACCAATCGACACGGTAAACGCATCAAGCCAAGGAACTGTGCCACCAACTCGTACAAGAATTGCATGATACACACAAGCGGCCGCAATTACAATCGCTCCGGTACCAACATCTTGAAGCCAAGTAAGTTTCTTTGCCATAGTTTTTTCTGGTTCAATCTGATCTCGATGCTTCGCCCAAATAATCCAACCAACAATATTAAAAGGAAGATAGATCAATAGCTCAAGGCAAAACGTACCATAAATCTTGTGATACCACAAAAATACCATATATACAAACGTATTCACAAGACCAAAAGCAAAATTACTAATACTTGCACTCGCGCAGAAAAAGATACAGAACACACCACAAACCGCGCTCACAAAATTAATTACCGTCAACCAAGGCGGATTACTACCACCACCAGACCCACCAGTAAAAGCACTAATCATTGCCCAGCCGGCAATAGCAATCATTATAATTGCCATTAGCCATTCATACCACTTCATCTGTTTAAAAGATTTCTTAAGATTTTCAATATTCATAATCACACCATCCATTTCTTTCTTTCTTCTTTATTCATATTTCTTACCATAGTTGCGCTAATATTTAGTTCTTTTCTTTCGGGGTCAAGACACCGATAAACGGCGTCTGGATATGCACGCTTAAAATAAGGCGCATAACTCGGTTCGCTCCCATATACTGCGTCCAAATGTCCACAGCGCGCAAGCACAAGCGGAGTTTCAGCATCCCAATCTTCTGAACCATCGGGGAGCTTACAATTTGTCACATCAATTACATCTACAAGTACATTATCATATTGGCTTGCCGCGCGAAAACATTGGCGAAGACGATTAATGGGATCTAAATCTTTATCATCGGGCATAGCTTTATTAATCTGTCCTTCTTGATCTCCGCCAATAAACATAATAAGATGCACTAGCTTACATTCGCGTGCGGCCGTGTCAAGACATTTCAGATGTCCCTTATGCATCGGCATAAACTTGCCGCCATACATTCCAACTTTATATTTCTTTTCACTCATTCAACTACACCTTCCGGAAAATTTCCATAAAAAGAAGTTCTTGCAGTAAATTTATTATCTACATTACTTACCATTGACATACTTTCCCATGTTGATCTTGTACGACAAAAATACGTTTCACTTGGATTAGGAATCTCAAATATACCAAAAAGACGCTTCATCTGCTCTTCTGGAATGATACGACTTCTATGTTTATTATTTTCTAAACAAAGCTTTTCAGAAGTATTTATCCAAATCAAATGATGTTCAAAACTAGAAAACCAATTAAGAAATTCATATCTATCTGCACGAGTAGGAGCATTTGTATCAACCACAATATCTTGCCCAGCTACTTCTGCTGCATGAATCTGCCGAAAGAAAGTCATCCATACATCAAATTTATTATCATGAGAAGTGGGATCGCCATTAAAAGTAGCGTACATATCATCAATAGAAAGATACCTAAATCCATTCTTTCGCGCAAGTTCACGTGCATATGTAGACTTACCACTACCAGGATGGCCGCACATCAAAAACATTTTTGCCATTTAGATTTCCCTCCATTCATTATGTTTAATAATACGACGCATATTTTCAATTCCAACTGGATTCTGGCTATGAATATGAAAGAAATACCCAGCATCAACAATACCTTCACACTCAAGCCAATTCAGAATCTCAATATAGTCGCCACCGTCTTTAGCGTAATCACCAGCATCATGATCGAGATCAATTATGATAGTATCATCTCGCATATTACTTTCATAAGTACGAATTGCTGATTTAGCTCCATTAACAGTCCGGCACCAAAGCCAACTCGTATCGGGCGGCCGGCGCATATCATCTATCCAGAGCTTCATTTTCATTCTCCCTTCTCTCACTTTCTGTATATATTATAACATAAAAATCTAAAAAAGTCAAAAATAAAAAGAAGAACTATACTCTTCAATAGTTCTTCTTCTGAATGGTGCATAGTACAACCTATGCTTACAGAGTTCTTTCCCTGGAGTTCCCACGCTTTTTGACCGTTTGATACGCGGTAGTGGACCTCGGAGTTCAGAAGCCATCATTTAAATATAGAGAAAATAACAAGGCACGAAGAAAAGAAAGAAAGAAGGTTTATGGTTAACCACATTTACAATAACAAGTTGTAATTTTATTTGTTAAAATCAATGAAATTGCTGCATGTGCCTTTTAAATTACCAACTATCAATATCTGTTATATCTTCTGATTGGCCACAGATGGGGCAAGTTATTTTTATAATTGTTCCTAACCCAGTTCCAGTAAGTTCATAAATATATGTACTACCAGCACTTTTACTATTCAGCGGCAGCGCGCATTTTTCATAGTGTCTATTCCGAAAATCACGTTCCGCCTCTGCTTCTTTATCAGACATAAGCAATAAACTGCGAGAATAAAGCTTGTCAACTTTATCTTTATATTTTTGAATCTCTGAGTCTTTATTATATTCTTCTAACTTTTTCCTATAATATTCAACTTGATTTTCTAATCCTTCATATATATCTCTAAGATTCTTACAGATTGTATCTATATCTTTTATTTCAACAAGTTTCCCATCTTTATTTGATGCAAAGTAGCTCATAATTATCTCCAAAATTATATTAAGGGTAGCGTATATTCTCATAGCTATTTCCGCCGCCGTTACCTTTTGGTCAGTAACAGTGAAATAGTTCCCCATAATGAGTCTTATTTATAAGAAAGGAGGTACTAAAAATGAACAGTAGTGGTTGCGGTCGGATGATTCGAACATCGTCTTGAGATTATGAGACTCATGAGCTACCATTGCTCCACCACCGCAATATATCGAGCAGTTTAAGCTCTTACTCAGGAGCCATAATAGCCAATCGGAGTTTCCTCGGTCTGGAGTTCTTTATACACTTTCATACGCATTACCTCCATAATTGGTTACTTTATATTAAAGAGAAATCCTATATTCTTTCTCTTTTATGGTACTCGGTAGGAGACTTGAACTCCTATTACGAGATTGAAGGTCTCGTGAACTATGCCTGTTATTCGAACCGAGCATATTGACGGTGTGATTATACTGCCCGTTACCCCAGTATATATAAACTCACATTTACCATTCCATATGCCCTTATGTTCTGGTGACTGGGAATTAGTGATTTTTACCCAATTCTTTCCGCCTCGACGGGCGCGGAGTCCGGCGCTCTCATTAACGTAGTTGCTCACGTTTTGGATGTGCAGTTCCTCACGACTTCTCTGCACAGAAGTCGATGGCACTATAATGGTAATAGATTAAGTCTATTAATCTTCTTCTTCTTCTTCTCCTTCTCCTCGATAAGCACCGCCATATACCCAACGGCACCAATCATCATATTCATCGGGAATAATCTCTTCAACTTGCTGCATGGTATCAAAATCATCAAACATTTTATTTATCCCCTTTCTTTATCTTACATATATATTATATAATAAATTTTGAAAAAAATCAAATTTTTACTTTACGCCATTCAAAAAAGAAATTGCTTCATTTACATCTTCATCGGTGAGACCAATACCACCATTTATTTGGATAAGATGATCTCTATATATACCCATATCATACCAATCATCTAAAATTACAAAAGACTCTATATCTAAATCTTTATGTAATTCAAACCATTCATTAATAGCAGTACCACGACTCGGCCGCATAGGCATTGGAAGAGCATCCCAAATTTCCATACCATATTCTTTGAGTTTATCTCTGAGTTGGTTAAAATAAGGTTTATTCTCAGATTCATCTTCTCTATTCCAACCATCTCGCCATGTAGAACTCAATACGATCTTGGCGCCCGTGGCATCAATTATATGCTTTAAACGTTTAACTAAATAATTATCAACAAAAAGCCATCCATCAAATGTCACAGTACGAGTCCGATTATTATTTAATACACCATCAACATCAAGAAAAAGTATCTTCATTTCTTATATTCCTTTACTTTCTCATTCCATCTATTAATTGCCTTTTGCATAGCTTTTTCATCACTATACATACTAGTCATAACAATTGGATAAAAGAAAGGACAACCAAGATTGGCACAACTTACAATACAAAGATGCATAAATCCACTACGTTTAAATTTAACAGTGGGTAACTGGTTACATCTCGGGCACAACTTTACTGATGGCATCCTATTCTCCCTTCTTAAATTTAGATCTATCATAAGATCCTTTGCCTTTTTTGTTTTTGAGATAATATCCCTTTTTTCTAAATTCCAAAAACTGCTGGAGCTCTTCGCCAGTTTTCTTAAAGACTTGCTTATCCATTACAAATTCAACTCCTTAAAATTAATAATCTTCGCAAGTTCATTAGCTCTTTGATTCAATTTATTTAAGAAATCTTTATTGGGTTCTTTCCAAACAGCAGAAACGTATTTATGACCTTTCCCATAGAGAGAAGCCCCATTCTGCCTACAATACCTTAACCATTGCGGCCAACTTAAACCACTAATTCTACAAGCCAAAAGATTAAAACTACCCGTAATAGATTTACCTTCTGTCCAAAATTCATCCCAAACCGGACAAATAGTCCATCCATTATTACTGGATTCTCTATATACAAAGTAAGACTTCATATAAGCATTTCCTTCCACAGTTGTTTAATCTCTTTTTCTTCTTCTGGCGTCAAACAAGTAATATCATACCAAGGCGGCAATTTTTCTGCTATCTCTTCAATAGGTGGTAGTTCAATATCTGCCGCTTCAACTTTTTGCTCACTTTTATAATCAGAAATTACATACTTCCTTACAGTGGAAGCAGACCAACCAGTTGCTGCGGCCGCTCCACTATAAGTTCCATAGGCTAAATACGCTTCATTAATTTTTATAATATCGTCAGGTCCAACCCGCTTCATTCTACATCATTCCAATCTTCAGCATTGGTATATTTCTGAACTCGCTGATTTTTGCGCTCTTTGTCTCTCTGTTTCTTAGAGTCTTCTTCATCTCGCCAGTCATTTTCCCAATCATCATAAGAACGATTCTTATCTCGCTTCGCCATCTTTAAGCTCCTTCATAAGATTTGAATAAATTTCACGATACATTTTGTCAATCAGATCTTGATCTTCAATATAGAATAGAGTAGTTTCATTACGATCAACCGCATTTAGAAGCAACTGACCAAGACGAATATCTGGAGTCAATTCCCAAATTTTCTTTAGATCATTTAAAATCTGCGGAATACGATTTACGTCTCTCATATCTTTCCCCTATCTCATTTTATATATATATTATACTATAAAATTATTTAATTGTCAAAATTAGGACTCTTTATGATCCACCAATCAAGTTTCCCCGTCGCATCATATCTGCGCCATCTATCATAGATAACTTCAAGTTCTTCAATATCATGATAATACATTTCAACGTGCGGCCGCTCTGCACGATCAGCATGATAGTGGCCAAACAACCAGATATTCCATTCACATTGATCTTTTAATTCATCCAGCCAAAGTTCCATAGAATTATCAACAGTAGACTGATCTACTAGTGGCAAAAACATATCAACCGGCCGCCATGAATATGGGCAAGTATGAGACATAATAAAATCTAATTTCTTTCCAGAAAAAAGTCTTGAAGCATCTTCCATTTCTTTACTACTAAGCTGTTCATTATAAAACCAGCCAGTTTTCTTAGCATTGGTATAATCTGGATCAAGTTTATCTTCAATTCCAAAGCAACCTAGTCTATACCATTTATCAACGGAATAAGCCCCACCAATTACACCAACAGTATATCCATCAATATTATAAATTCCATAATCTTTAAAGTAACGAATGTGTGGGTATTCACTTTGAAGATATACATATCCATTTACTTCTGGATCAAAAACTTCAAGCATACCAAGTATATCTTGCGGCCGAGCTTCATGATTACCACGCACACAATAAATAGTATAACCACGTTCATTAACTTCTTTTTTCTTTCGTTCATCTGTTTTATTTAAATAGAAGTTAAATCCAACGTCTCCAAGAATTATAATCGCTGTATCTTTTGGATCATAACCATCAAGACAACCATTACACATCCAATTAAAATTACCGTGTGTATCGCTAACCACGAACGAGCCAATTTTTAATCTCGTTCATATTTTCATCACTCCTATACTAAAAATTTTTCTCCAAGTAAATCATTTAATGTGATTTTATCAATATGCGTATATGGTATACGAACTAAACGCTAACCGGTTAAATCTTTCATTTTACCCATTTAATATCACCGGTTATAAGCCAATTTTTCAAGATCAACCTCTCCTTCTTTCTTAGATAAAAGATATAATACTTCTTCTAAAGTACAATATACCACACGCCCATTTTCCCATACTCTGTATAAATCACAATAATCATAATATTGTATAGTTGTCATTTTACTCTTTCCTTATAAATATTTTTACTCATACTTGCTATAGTATATCTACCATTATATGAAGCTCCATCATATAATGCCGCAATTAATAACCCAGCACAATATGGATCTGTTTCTTCTTCTAGCTATTCCCAAAGACCATGGTAATGCTGTAATTCCCAAATTATAAAATCGCACTAAACTTCAATATTGTCATATTTACATTCATAAATTCGACAGTAATCATAAAAATCACGTAAATAACAAGTAGAATACCACTATCCTAAACCATAACCACCGACATTTTGTATAGTCTATACAAATTCATCACGATTTAATTCGTATAGATTTTCTGTAAAAGGCTAACATATATCATCTTTTCTTAATGTCCATCCTGGAATAGCGTCAACTTTATAATTACTTTCTCTTTTAAAATAACCCATAATACCAGCAGATATTATTTCATTCTAAGTTTCATCTATTAAATAATTCCAAATTTGGTCCGCCGCAGCTTGTCGATCATACGCAGCGGCCGCCTAATAGGTTGGAAGTATTAGACAAATCAAAATACATATTATTAATATTTTTCTTGACATCTAACCACTCCTAATTCTATATTTATTATATTATAAATTTAAATAAAAAGCAAATTCCATTATAAAAATAGAGGGACATATTGCCCCTCTACTTAATCATCCAATAGAGTAGCTAAATTTGCTACTTCGCCACGCTCCGTTTTTGGTAAATAAACATACCCAAATAATTTATTACCACTTAATCTATCAATCATTTTTATAATACCATTATCTTTTTCATATATTTTATTATCAACCTAATGAGTATCTGAGTTAAGCCACAACTCAGAATTTTCACCAACACGACTAATAATTAATTTCGCAATTTCGGTTGTTATATTTTGTGCTTCACAAACATAAATTAAACAATTTTCAAAACTGCGGCCGCGTATATGAAGTAATGGAACCATTTCAAGCTGCCCTTGATTAATAAGCATCTCAGCGCCATCACGGCC